TATTGCCCACATAAAATCATCTGGATAACCAACTATATGACCATATGGATGATTTGAAAATGTGTTTGTATTAGATACTACTTCATGTCTTGATATTAAATTATTTAATTCTTTTCTACGTTTTTCATTTTGTTCAAAACCTTTATGATATTTATTACCAAAAGCATTATAACGAGTTTTAATAAATCTTTCTTGTGATTGTGTTAAAAATACACTTATTTCATCATCTAAATATCCAGGTGCATCGTAATTAGTTATTTTATCATAACCAATAAGAAATTCATTTTTAAACTCTGTTGTAGTCATCTATTATTTACTATTTTTAATTTGCGTCTCTAATGTCTTTTTTATTACATTATTTTTTTTATTTTCTAAAAACTCTATTAATTCAACTTCATTATTTGCAATTGCATCATTATCTGTTCCGCCAGCTAATTTATATTTAGTTTTATTAAATCTAACTAATGCTCCTGCTTCTAATGCGTCTTGTATAAATACTTTTATATTATAACTTTCATCTTCTATAATACTTACAAATTTACGTAATGAACCTGATAATTCTGATTCTGATATAATATTACCTATCATAGCAATCATTTGTTTTCTTGATGTAGTAGCTGTTATTCTTCCAGTTGTTCCATAAAATACTTTTAGTAAGTTTCTCATTTTTGTTTCAGAAGAATTTACAGATTCTAAATGTCCATATGCTTTCATTAATAAATCAGTTTTTTTAATAGTGTCTTCTATAATATGTTCACCATCTACTAATGCAAATTTATATTCAGCACTTTTGTATTTATCTTTCCAATTTGGAGCTATTTGAGGAACTACCTTTAAAACTCTCCATTTAAGATTATCAATAATATTGTTTAAATTTAATTCCATTCCATCTTTATCTATTGAAATTCTAAATGTATGCCAAAAACTTTCTTTCTTTTTATAAACAGACATTGAGCCTGGTTTTAAATTCATTTCTGTTTCAAAATAATCTTGTAATTTTTTTGATTCTTCACCATCACCAAATGGATTAACTAATCCACCTCGTTGTAAATCTATCGGTAATACAAAACTTTGTTGACATCCTGAATACATAAATTCACCATCATGTCCTTTACCTAACCATGTTCCATCTCTTGTGATAGGAACTACTTTTACTCTCTTTTTTATTAAGATATCCATATACTATTTTTAATTAATTAAAAAATCTCCATTTAGAATTAACTAAGGAATCGAACCTTATAAACTACCAACTAGTGTTAATTAAATATTTTATAAATTTGTTTCAGTAATTCTATATGTAACATGTACATATATTTTACCAACAGCAGTTCCAGCAGTATATGATGTACTAACTAAACTTAATATAGTTCCAACAGTTATTGGTAATTCTGTAGATAATGAACCTACTCTTACTATTTTATCACCAGTAGCAGTTAGTAAATTTGCATCATTTATTGCAGATGATACAGCAATTTGTGTTCCACTAGAACCTAATTGAAATTTTAAATCATCACCACCACCAGTATATGCAGCAGTATCATAATCATATATTAATATAGCAGATATAAATTCCATAAAATAATCTGAACTTGGAGTAACTTTTATTATGGCACCATCAACATGACCTATTGAGCCAGCAGTTGTACCAGCTATATCAAGAACATCTAATGTAATTATTTCTGTTATAGTAGTATTACCTTCTAATGTTAAAACATCAGATTCTAAATCTGATATATCACTAGCATTTGTACTTATATCACTAACATTTGTACTTATATTAGATTCAATAGATTCTATAGTGCTATTAAGTTCTTTTATTATTGGATTTAAATGCCTTGCTCTTACTATTGGTGTTTCTGTTGAATTTCTTGGCTTGGCTGTATTTTTATTTATTTCTTGTAAATTCATTTTTTTTTGTTTTTACTAAAATACAATATTATATTGTTTTTTCCAAAACTTAAAAGTGGACTCACTACTTTCGCAATGAGCCACTAAAAAGAAAGGGAATAATTTAAGCTAAAATTTGTGGTCTTAGTGAAGCTGTTCTCATTGGATTAGTTATTTTTAATCCACCGATAAACATTTTATGTACTTCATATCCATCAACAGAACTAGCTGCCATTGTAGGTGCTGTTGTTTTGTTATATGGAGAATAAGGATCACGTAATCCAGGAATATATCTAAATATTTCCTCATCACCTTTAATTGCTATTTTTTTGATATTAGCATCGCCATTAGCTGTACCAAAGTCTAAGATATCCATCTTATAAGATTCTGCTAATCCACCATCTGGATGTAAAATTTTATTACGAACTGGATCATCCTTCATTGGATCATGCATAAGTGTGAATGTGATACCATTAACAGTTCTATATTCCAAGAATTGTCCAGAGTATGTCATTTTATTTCCTGAGATAGAAATTCTATCTTGTGAAAAATTAGGAGTCCAATTAGAAGCTTTTTCTTCTGCTGCTTTATGAAATTGAAACATTCCATATTCACCAGAAGTTAAAACTAAGTTTCTCCTATCTTCTGTTAATTTACCTACTGATAAACCCATAGCTACTTCAGTTAACCAATCAAGGTTAAAATTATTATAGTAAAAGATATTAGATGGAGCTATTTGCTCATATAATCCAGCACCTGAACGAATATCATATCCTGAATCACCTTTATTTCCATAAGTTCCAGCGTCTGATTTATTTGACTTACCATAAGCAAGTAAACGAGCTGTTTCTTTTCTAAACTGAACCATAAAGTCCCAGTCTAATTTCTTAATCCATTGTGTTTGAATTTTACCATTTTGATCTTTCCAAGAGAAAGCAAGTGGTTTATTTGCACCTTTTCTAATCATATTTCCAGGTACTTTATATTCTTTTCTTATAGAAGAAAGAATATTTTGCATTCTGAATGGAGAAGTATGACTTGTACTTCCACCACGTTTAGATAAAGTTTGTTCTACTAAACTATAGTCTTTAGACCATCTAGTATTAGTTTCTAATTCATCTGTAGGGATAAAAAGATTTTGATCACCTGTTACTAACTCTACTGTACACATTTGAGTAGTACCTGCCATTTGCTCTGATACAATACGTATAGAATAAAGATCTGGTCTATCACCAACTATTACATCTGTTGGAGCAAATAACCTTTCAGGAAATACCATTACAAATCTTGAATGTCCAATTCCTGGTTCAGTTGGTTTTGCAGCTGCAGTTGTATCTTTCCAATAATCTAATAATGGAATATTTTTTTCATCAGAACCTTGTAATAACCATTCGTAAGGTCTGTCATCGTCTATATATTCAGTTGGAAATTTATTAATGAATGATAACAAGTCATCTCCTAAATTTACACTAAATATATTCTCGATTACGTTAGATACCAATTGAGGCTCTTGTTGAAACAAGGCACCCATATGGTTCTCTGTTGTTAATCCACTCCAGTCCTTCGGAGTGTATTTTTGTAAAGGACTTATTTGCATAATTTATATATTTATTTGTGTTTATACTTATTTAAATTTGTGACGCATAGCGTCTATTATACTTTCAGTTTTAGCTGTTTTCTTTTGTCTATTACTTAATGAAGTTTGTTTAGAAGTAATTTTCTTTTCTAAATCTTTAATTGCATTAGTTTTTTGCTTACTTACAATTTTATCCCACTTACCTTCAAATATTCCAAGTTCTGCTAAATAATTAAGAGTAACATCAAATCCAACTGGATCTTTACCTCTTATTTGCATTATTTTTGAAACTTGATTTCCATTTTTATCCACTTCAGCAGGTTCAATCATATTTTTGAAAATCTTTTCTCTCATTATTTTATTGATTTTCATATTAGGAACGATTTCTTCTGTATTATTAATCGTTTCAAATAAGTTGTTTAATTGTTCTTTTTGTTTTGCTGCAAATATTTTAGAATCTTTAGCTTGTTTATTTTTTTTATCTTTTATATCTTCTGTTTGTAATTCAATCAATTCTTCTTTTGCTGTAAGAGCTTCTTCAGCTAACGAACCTGTATTATCATAAGCATCAATCATTTTATCAATTCTTACATCTTTAAGCCCTTTAGATTTAAACAAATCTCTTATTAATCTTTTTTGTGTTTCTTTATTGTTATTAATAGCTTCATCTGTAATTGAAGAGTATTCTATCTCTTTTGATTTAGCTGTTATTAAATCCATTAGAGGAACACCTTTTTCATAATTATCTATAATTTCTTTTACTTCTTCTGGTAATAAATTTTTATATTCAATAACTTGTTCTTCAAATTGTTGTTTTTGTGCCTCTATTAACCCTTCTACAGTACCATCAAAATCTTCTAAGTTAAGATTAGGAAGAACTCCTTCTTCTTTAAGTGCTGTAGCATATGTGGTTAGTGGAGACTCTTCATTTTCATTACTTTTAGATTCTTCGGAGTCTTCCTGTTCTTGTTTGTTTTCGTTATTATTTTCGTTTTCTTTTAATTCATCATTAATGATATTATCATCTATTTCAATAAGATTATCTTTAGCTTCTTGTTTTTTCTTTTCAGCTTCTGATTTTTCAACCTTATCTTCATTTTCTATTTTATCATTTTCTAATTGAGTTTCTTCCTCAATCTTTTCTATTGTTTCAGATGCTCCACCATCTTTAACATTGTCGTCTATTTCAAAACTAGTTCCAAAATCAACGCTCTTAAATATTCCATCCATATGCTATTATTAATTTATTGTAAATATATCTATTGTTTAGTTAAAATTATAATAATTGTTTATGTTAATTCTTATTAATACAATTATTGTTTCTTTTTATTTTTTGCAATTTTCTCTTTTTCTTTATTACTTCTTTTAGATTCATCTAACTGTCTGTTTTTCAATTCTAAATTAGATTTTTCATTAAAGTTTTTTATAGCTGCTAAATCATTATCTGAATCAGCTTGCATTTCTAATTCTAATGTTTTTATATCTATATCCATTTGTTTAACTTCAATATCATTTTGATTGTCTGTATCAGTTTTATATCTTTCTAATTCTCTATCAGCTTGTTTATCTTGAATTTGTATCTGAGCTAGTTTCTCTTGAGATTTTTGTTGAGCTTCATTTTGTTGTTGTTCTCTTTCTAAAGCTTCTATTTCATCACGTTCTATCTTACGTCTAATAGATGATACTGAATCTGATAAATAAATATCCATAAGTTGAGAAAAATTAATTTTACCATTCTGTATTCCTGCATGAGCAAGTTCTTTTAATGAAGATATTAATTGTTCTGTATTAGAATTAGCTTCTAAAAATACTCCATAATCTGCTTCAGCAAATTGTTCACCATCAATATTTAACATTACAGAAGACATATCATCTAACATATATTGATATCTTATATCTGTTTGTTCTGCAAAACAATGTTTAGCTGTTTCTATAAATCCTTCTAACGCTCTTCTAATTACATCGTAATGTGGAATAAACCATTTTTCTGTTATATGACTAGATTGTGTAAGTGATCTTTCTACATTACCAACAAGTTCTCTTGTTTCTACTTGTCCTTGACGTTGTGCTGTTATACCAGATATAATCCCTACTTGACTTTCAATATATCCTAACATCATTATATG